ATGAGGGCGCGCGCCCGGCACGGGCCGGACATCCTCGCCGCCACCGCGACCTTGCGGCAAAGCCTGGAAGAGATCGGCGCCGATGGGCGCTTCTCCGGCTATGCGAGCCTTTTCGGCCGGCGCGATCTGGCCGGCGATATCGTCATGCCGGGCGCCTTCGCGACATCTCTGAAGACGCGCGGGGCGGCCGGCATCCGCATGCTCTTCCAGCACGATCCGGCCGAGCCGATCGGTGTGTGGGAGGAGATTGCCGAGGATCGGCGCGGGCTTTTCGTGCGCGGGCGGCTGACGCTCGACGTGGTGCGGGCGCGCGAGGTGCATGCGCTGTTGAAGGCGGGCGGGCTCGACGGGCTGTCGATCGGCTACCGCACGCTGCGCGGGCGCAAGGACCGGCGGGGTGGCATCCGCCGCCTTTACGAGATCGACCTCTGGGAGGTCTCGATCGTCACCTTTCCGATGCTGACGGAGGCACGCATCGCCTCCGTCAAGACAGACGAGCCGGGGCTTTCCGCAAGGCTCCTCTCCGCCGCGCGGCGCCTGACGCCCGCCCGGCCGAAAGGCGCCCGGATTGCCGGCGGAAAACCGGCCTTTTCCTGAACATGCGAAACCAAGAGGACGAAATGACGATGTCTGGCCGTAATGCCGGGGCGAGCCCGGCGCTGGAAAACAAGATGCATGGCGATCCCCTCGCCGAGACCAAGGCGGGGCCGCCCCCTGAAGTGGGCGTCGCCTTCGACGAATTCATGAACGCCTTCGAGGCTTTCAAGGAGGCGAACGACGAGCGGCTCGGCGAGATCGAGCGGCGTCTTGCCCCCGACGTCGTCACCGAAGAGAAGGTGGCGCGGCTCAACGACGTGCTCGACCGGCAGGAACGGGCGATCGAACGCCTGACGATCGAGGGGCGCCGACCGCGGCTTGCGGGCAGCAACGGAGCCGAGCCGTTTCTGGAGCGTGCCGGTGCCGATCTCTCCGGCCATGGCGCCGCCTTCTCGCGCTATCTGCGGGCGGGCGAGACGGCGGCTCTTGCAAGGCTTGAGCGAAAGGCGATGGCGATCGGCACCTCCGACGGCGCGGATGGCGGCTATCTGGTGCCGGACGAGACGGAAGCGGAGATCGGCCGCAGGCTCGTCCAGGTCTCGCCGATCCGGGCGATCGCGAGCAGCATCACCGTGTCGGGCAGCCTCTACAAGAAACCCTTTGCGGTGAGCGGGCCGGCGACCGGCTGGGTCGGCGAGAGCGAGGCGCGGCCCGAGACGGATACGCCGGTTCTCGATGCGCTCGAATATCCGGTGATGGAGCTTTACGCGATGCCCGCCGCGACGGGTGCGCTTCTCGACGATGCGATCGTCGATCTGTCTGCCTGGCTGGCCGGCGAGGTCGACCAGGCTTTTGCCGAACAGGAGAGCGCGGCCTTCGTCAAAGGCAACGGCAACAAGAAGCCGACGGGATTTCTCGCCGTGCCGAATATCGCCGAAAGCGCCTGGGAATGGGGCAAGCTCGGCACGCTTTCGACCGGGGTTTCAGGTGCCTTTCCCGCCGACATGCCGAGCGATCTTCTGATCGACCTCGTCTATGCGCTGAAGGCCGGCTACCGCCAGAACGCCCATTTCGTCATGAACCGGCGCACCGAGGCGGCGATCCGCAAATTGAAGGACGCCGACGGGAATTATGTCTGGGCGCCGCCGGCGGGGCTCGGCAGCCGTGCCACGATCATGAATTTCCCGGTCGTGGACGCCGAAGACATGCCCGACATCGCGGCAGGCTCTCTGTCGATCGCCTTCGGTGATTTTTCGCGCGGCTATCTGATCGTCGACCGCCAGGGCATCCGCATCCTGCGCGATCCCTATTCGGCCAAGCCCTACGTGCTTTTTTACACGACGAAACGGGTCGGCGGCGGCGTTCTCGACTTCGACGCGATCAAACTTGTCAAGTTCAGCGCAAGCTAGGCGTGCGAAGACAGGTCGTCACCGACCTGAGGGTGCTGCCCTCATGTGATCCGGGGTCCCGCTCCTGCACCCCCATCCTCCGACGGGGCCCCGGCCTGCGGCCTGCCTTCGGGCAGGCCGCTCCTTTTTCCCCAAGGTGACATATGCAACGCATTCTTCTGGAAGGGCCGGAGGTGGAGCCCGTGTCGCTCGCCGAGGCGAAGGCGCATCTGCGCGTCGAGCACGAGGCCGAAGACGAGCTCATCTCCGCTTACCTGGTCGCCGCGCGCGTGGCGCTCGAAGGCGATCTCCGCAAAGTTCTGATCGCGCAAGGATGGCGCCTCGTCCTGACGGAACACCCGCATGGCGGGCGTCTGCGGCTGCCGATCCGCCCGCTTTTGTCGGTGGATCGGGCGCGCCTCATGACGGCTTCCGGCGAAAGGCTCCTCGAAGAGGACGAGATTTCGCTTGGGGGCGCGGCGGACGAGCTCCGGCTCGATGCCAGGCTTTGGGGAATGATCCGGCTTCAGATCGACGTCACGGCGGGTTTCGGCGAGACCGCAGCCGAGGTGCCGGCGCCCCTGCGCCAGGCGATCCTGTTGCGCGCCGCCCATTGGTACGAGCATCGCGGTGCGGCGCTTGAAGCCGACGGGCCCGGCGCGCTGCCGGCCGGCTACGAGCGGCTGATCGCGCCATTTCGCGAGCTGGTGGCGGCATGAGCGCGGCGCGCCGGAGGGCGAGGCGGCCTGTGACGCGACCCATGACCAGGCCTGTGACCAGGCCGGGCCGGCTCTCCCAGCGCATGGTCTGGGAACGGCCGGTGACCGCGCCGGACGGGCTCGGCGGCGAAACCACCACCTATCTGCCGATCGGCCATGTCTGGGCCGATCTCCGACCCGGGACGGCGCGCGACGTGGCGCTCGGCGAAGGGCGGGTCGGCGAGGTGACGCACGAGATTTTTGTGCGGCGCGAGGTGGGACTTGCGGCCGGCGACCGGCTGCGACTCGGGGCGCGGGTGTTTCTCTGCGTCATCTGCCACGATCCCGACGCGAGCGGCCGCTTCACCCGCGCCGAAGCTGTGGAGGAAGTCTGATGGGCGCCGAAGAGGCCCTGCAGCGGGCGATCTATGAAAGGCTTTCGGGAGATGCGGCGCTGACCGCCCTCATCGGGGCCGACAAGGTCTTCGATCATGTGCCGCGGAATATCGCTGCGCCTTACGTGCATCTCGGTGAGATAGAGGTGACGCCCGTGGCCGCCGGCAGCGGCGCGGAGGGGGAGCTCATCGAGATTATCTTCTCGCTCGTCGCCTTTTCGCGCGGTCGCGGCCGTCGCGAGACGCTCGGGCTTGCCGCGGCTTTGCGCGATTTGCTGCATGACGCCGATTTCGCGCTCGCCGGCTTCACGCTCGTCGGCTGCCGCTTCGTCCAGATGAAGACGAGCGGCGCCGGCGAGGCGAGCGGCCGGCGCGCGGTCTTGAAATTTCGCGCGGTGGTGGAGGAGGCGTGAGCGCAAGGTCATGCGTGTCGCGAGATCAGGCCCTCGCGAAGTGGTTCTAGCGACGGTGTCTGTGGCGATGTGGGCCATTCACCGCGACTGAATGGATCATGTAAATCTGTATACAACGAGAAGTATGCAGGGTCGCATGGCGCGGAAGCCGAAAGAAATCGGGACACTTGCCCACCTTGCGCATGCCCTGGCTGAGTTTGGTAGCCGGCTCGGAAGAGATACTCTCGTCTTTGTCGTTCTTGCGGTTGGCGCTTTCGGAGCGATGTCTCTCGGTGCCGACGAAAAGGCCGTCGCGTATGTCGCGACGCTTCTCCTCTTGGGCTGGCTTGTCAATAAATTGGTCAACGCCTACCTTCGCGAGCGCGCGGCCGCGCGCCGCCTGTTGCAACTCAGGCAAGAACGCGGCGTTAGGCTTTTGGAGAAATACTCCGAGAAGCAGGCACGCTTTCGCTTCAAAGGAGGCAAGTCTTCATCCGAGACAGAGAGTCGAGACAATGACTGAGATGATCGGAGGAGCGTTGTTCCGGGACGTTGGAATCTGGTTGCCGCTTCTGGTCGCCCTTTTCGTGGCTGCCTACTGGAGAGTCTGGCGGCTGGAGCAACGGGCAGACGTTCTCGATCTCGCGCGAGAGGCGAGCGAAGACTTTTACGATATGGCTGAAAGCGTGCTCTCCGACCCTGCGGCACCGGAAGAGGTCAAGCGAGCGCTGTACGATGTTGCGCGCGCCGTGACGGAACAGGACGCCGGCCACGAGATCTATCAGCTCGTCTTGCAGAGCACTCTGAAAGAGGAGCTGCGGCCGCGGGCCAAAGGCGGGCTCACCACGGCTATGGACCAGTTGAGGCGGCACCGCAGCGACCTTTACGAGAATGCCGAAGGAGCGTTTCGGGCCGGTCTGGCCGCAATCCTCCTCGGACATGCTGGTTTCGATCGCAAGATGAGCGTGACGGTTGTCCGCTCCGCCCGCTATCCGATCCTGATGCGCCTCGTAGAGATGATTGAAAAGTTCTTCTCAGGTCCTGACGGTGTGCGCTTGAGCGATGGCGACACATCCAATCGTCCAGGGCCATCAGCTGGATGCGCGGACGCTGCGTGAGGCGATCGGCCGGGCACGGCAAAGGCTTTGACGGGGCTTTGCTCCGAAGAGCCGCACATGGGCGATTACGCCTTGGCTGGATGGCCGGCACCGGCGAAACGAGAAGACGCCGTCACAAAGAGACATCGTGTAACCAGCCAAGGCAAGCCCGGCCTCACTCGGCCTCCCAGGTGAGGCCGGTGAGGTGCTGGCTGAGGGTCCACAGGCGTTTGGCGGCATCGGCATCGACGGCATAGGCGCGCACGCCGGTCGTCAGACGCGTCGAGGGGTCTGAGGCGTTTTCGGTGGTTTCCGGTGCGACCGGAGCGATGTCGCAATCATCGCAATAGACGCCACCCATGCCGTCGAGCTCGGAGCTGACAGCGCACCAGACGGAGGTCGCCGCCCCCTGGGGGATCGTCTTCAGCGAGCGAGCCGGATCGATGACCGGTTCACCGTTTTCGTCGATGGCGCCCATATCGCGCAGCCTCGACGGATCGAGATAGCGGCCGAGATCGGTCGCGACGATGCCGCCCGGATGCAGCGAGAAGGCGCGCACGCCATGGCTTTCGCCCCGCCGGTCGAGCTCCAGCGCGAAGAGGATGTTGGCCGTCTTCGACTGGCCGTAGCCGAGCCAGGGGTCGTAGTCGCGCCGCTCGAAATTGACGTCGTCGAACATTACGGGCGAGAAGCGGTGGCCGCGCGAGGAAAGCTCCACGACGCGTGCGCCGCCGGCCGCGCCGGCCGCCTTCAGCGCCGGCCAGAGCCGCGCGGTGAGCTGGAAATGCCCGAGATGGTTGGTGGCGAACTGGGATTCGTAGCCGCGCGCATCGCGCGCCAAAGGCGGCGCCATGATGCCGGCATTGTTGACGAGAATGTCGAGGGCCCGGCCGAAGGCAAGAAACGTCTCGGCGAAGGCATCGATCGACGCGGGATCCATGAGGTCCATCGGCGCCGAGGAGACGCGCTCGAAACCGGCGAGGGCGCGCTCGGCCTTTGCCTGATCGCGCACCGGGACGACGACTTCGGCACCGGCGCCGGCAAGCACGCGCACCGTCTCAAGACCGATGCCGGCATAGCCGCCGGTGACAATGGCCGTTTTGCCGGAAAGATCGATGCCGGCAACGACCTCTTCGGCGGTGGAAGCGGCACCGAAACGGGAGCCGATCGGGGCCTGGGAACTGGGCATGGGACAAGAACTCCGTTTGGGATGAGAGCGGGAGATAGGGTCTCGTCCGGGCTGCGGCTTGCCTGATCCTGTCAATTGCTTGTCCGCTTGAGCGAAGCTTCTTCGCCGACCTCCCCCGGCGTCGCCCCAGCGGTGCCCCGACACGTCTGCCTGAAATCAGCGGGAGAACCCATCATGAGTGCTCAGAGAGGCAAGGACCTGCTCCTGAAACTGGAGCGGGACGGACAATTCGTGACTGTTGCCGGGCTTCGTGCCAGGCGGATTTCGTTCAACCAGGCGAGCGTCGATATCACCAACACCGATTTCGCCGGGCGCTGGCGCGAGCTTCTGGAGGGGGCGGGCGTGAAACGGGCGGGGCTTTCCGGCTCTGGCGTGTTTCGCGATCAGGCGAGCGACATGACGATCCGCGAGATCTTCTTTGCCGGCACGATCGTCGCCTGGCAGGTGGTGATCCCCGATTTCGGCACGGTGACGGGGCCGTTCCAGGTGACGGGGCTTGAATATTCCGGCGAGCATGACGGCGAGGTCGCCTACGATCTGGCACTGGAATCGGCCGGTGAACTCGCTTTTGCGGCATTGTGAGCGGAGGCGGAGATGGCAAATTCCCATCGCGGCGAGATCGATGCGGTGCTCGGCGGCGAGACGCGCAGGCTCTGTTTGACGCTCGGTGCGCTCGCCGAGCTCGAAGCCGCCTTCAAGGTCGAGGATCTGGTGGCGCTCGCCGGGCGCTTCGAGACGGGGCGGCTTTCGGCGCGCGATCTCATCCGCATTCTGGGGGCGGGGCTGAGGGGCGCCGGCGAGGCGATCTCCGACGACGAGGTGGCGGTGCTGCGTGCCGAGGGAGGCGCGGCGGGATTTGCAAAGATCGCCGCGGAGCTTTTGCGGGCGACGTTCGGTGCGCCGCAGGGGGACCTCGGAGGTTCCGACACTCTGGGAGAAGACGCAAAAAACCCTCTTTAGCCGCAGACGGAACAAGAGACGGCAGGCGAGAGGGCGCAAAGCCCTTCCCCTGGCAGGAGGCGATCACCTTCGGCCTTGCCGTTCTGCGGCTTTCCCCGCGCGATTTCTGGGCGATGACGCCGCGCGAATTTTCGGCCTGCCGCACGGCTTTGTGCGGGGCGGGCAAGACGCCGCTCACAGCGGGCGAGCTCGCGCGGCTGATGGCGCGCTTTCCCGATCGGTAGGACATGATGGCAGACGATTTCGACTTCGGCTCGGACGAATTCTCCGGGAGCGCTGAGGCGCTGTCGGCGACGCTCGGCGATCTTCAGCATCTGGCGGACGGGTTCGGGCGCTCCATGACGAGCGCCTTCCGCCAGGCGGCGGTGGAGGGAAGGCGCTTCGACAGCGTGTTGAAGAGCCTGGCGCTCGGCCTGTCACGGCGCGCCCTCAATGCGGCGCTGGCGCCGATCGCCGGCGGACTTTCCGGCGCGCTCACCTCGGTGTTCGGATCATTTCTGGGCGGTTTCGCCCAAGGCGGCGTGTTTGCGGGCGGCAAGGTCACGCCGTTTGCGGCGGGCGGGGTCGTCGCCGCGCCGAGCTATTTTCAGACGGGGCACGGCATCGGGTTGATGGGCGAGGCGGGGGCGGAGGCGATCCTGCCCTTGCGGCGCGGCGCCGATGGAAGGCTCGGCGTGGCAGCCGCCGGCGCCGGCGCGCAGCCCGTCAACGTCACCTTCAACGTGACGACGCAAGATGCGGCGAGTTTCCGCCGCTCTGAAGCCGAAATGACGGCGATGCTGGCGCGGGCCGTATCGCGCGGCCGGCGGGGGCTCTGAGCCGTCATGTCCGCAGGCTTTCACGAGGTTTCGTTCCCGCTGGCGCTCGCCTTCGGCTCGTCCGGCGGGCCGGAGCGGCGCACCGAAGTGGTGACGCTCGCCTCCGGCCGCGAGGAGCGCAACCAGCGCTGGGCCGATTCCAGACGCCGCTACAATGTCGGCTCGGGCGTGCGTTCGCGCGCCGATATGGAAAGGTTGATCGCCTTCTTCGAGGAGCGGCGCGGCCGGCTTTATGGCTTCCGCTTCCGCGACCGCAGCGATTTTTCCTCCGCACCGGCGCCGGCCGAGCCCGGCCCCTTCGATCAGCGGATCGGCACGGGCGACGGCACGACAACAGAATTTCTTCTCGTGAAACGCTATGGCGACGGGCTCGCCCCGTGGCTGCGCGAGATCGAAAAGCCGGTTGAGGGCACCATCCGAATTGGCGTCGGCGGGGTGGAGAAGGCGGCGGGAGCATTCTCGCTCGACGTCGCCACCGGGCGCATCGCCTTTTCCTCCGGCCATGTGCCGGCGGCGGGAGCGGTTATCACCGCCGGCTTCCTCTTCGACGTGCCGGTGCGCTTCGACACCGACCGTCTCGACATCGATCTTGCCGCCTTCGAGGCGGGCGAGGCGCCTTCCGTCCCGATTGTGGAGATCAAGCCGTGAAGGATTTTTCCGCTGCGCTGACGGCGCATCTTCAGGCGGGCGTCACGAGCCTGTGCGCCTGCTGGACGCTGATCCGTGGCGACGGGGTGAGGCTCGGTTTCACCGATCACGACCGCAAACTCGTTTTCGGCGGCGTCACCTACGAGCCGCAGAACGGGCTGACGGCGTCGGGCGGCGTCGCCCATGCGGGGCTCGAAGTCGGCGGCCTCGACGTTGCCGGGGCGCTGAGCTCTGAGCGGCTGTCGGAAGACGATCTTCTCGCCGGGCTCTATGACAATGCCCGGGTCGAGATGTGGCTCGTCAATTGGGCGGCGCCCGCGATGCGCCATCTGATGCGGATCGCTTCGATCGGCGAGGTGACGCGCGAGGACCATGCCTTCAAGGCGGAGCTGCGCGGGCTCGCGCACGCGCTCGACCAGGAAAGCGGCCGGCTTTTTGCGCATCTCTGCGACGCCGATCTCGGCGACGGCCGCTGCCGCGTCGATCTTGCGGCCCGGCGCGTCGAGGCGGTGGTGACGGCGACGGACGGGATGGGCTGGATCGAGGCCGGTGCGCTTGGCGCAGAAGATGGCAGTCTGGCGCGCGGGCTTTTGACGTTTCTCTCCGGTGCGAACGAGGGCCGCGCGATCGAAGTGACGCGCCACGCCGTCGAGGAGACGGCGCACCGCCTGACGCTGTGGCAGAAGATGGAGCGGCCGATCGCCGTCGGCGACCGGTTTGCGGTGACGCCCGGCTGCGACAAGCGGCTTGCGACCTGCCGCGAACGCTTCGCCAACACGCTCAATTTCCGCGGCTTTCCGCATATGCCCGGCAACGATTTCGTCTGGTCGGTGGCAAGCGGCGGCGAGGTCAGCACCACGACGCCCTTCATCGGGCGCCCGGGCCCAAACGAATGAGGACCGCCTGCATGAGACAGGCGAGCGTGAGGCCGGTGCGCCGAGCCGAAATCGTGACGGCGGCACGCGGTTGGATCGGCACGCCCTACCGTCATCAGGCCGCCCTCCGCGGTGTCGGTGCCGATTGTCTTGGTCTCGTCCGCGGCGTCTGGCGAGAGCTTTACGGCACGGAGGCGGAGACGCCGCCCGCCTATACGCCCGACTGGGCGGAAGCGCGGGGCGAGGAAACGCTGAGAGACGCCGCGTGCCGGCATCTGTGCGAAATCGAGATTGCCGAGGCGCGGGCCGGCGACGTGCTCCTCTTCCGCTGGCGAAGGGGGCTGCCGGCAAAGCATGCCGCGATCCTTTCCGGCGAGACGACGATGATCCATGCGCATGAAGGGGCGGCAGTCGCCGAAGTCGCGCTGGTGCCCGCCTGGCGGCGGCGCATCGCCTATGCCTTTGCGTTTCCGAACCTCGGCGATGGCGAAGCGGAGGAGGGCTGATGGCGACGCTTCTCTTGAGTGCCGCGGGCGCGAGCCTCGGCGGCCTTTTCGGCGGGGTCGGGGCGATCGCCGGACGCGCGCTCGGCGCGCTTGCGGGCTATGCGATCGACCGCAGCCTGTTTTCCACCGAGCGCAAGGCGGAAGGCGCGCGGCTTTCCGACCTGACCGTGCAGAGTTCGACCGAAGGTGCCCCGATCCCGCGCGTTTATGGGCGCGTGCGCCTTGCCGGCCAGGTGATCTGGGCGACGGATTTCGAGGAAGTCGCGACGACCGACACGCAGCGCGCGGGCGGCAAGGGTGGCGGCAGCAAGGTGACGACGACCACCTACAGCTATTTCGCCAATTTCGCCGTGGGGCTGTGCGAAGGCGAGGTGGCCCATATCGGCCGCATCTGGGCGGACGGCAAGCCGCTCGATCCCTCGCGCGTCACCCTGCGCATCTATAAAGGCAGCGAGGACCAGTTGCCCGATCCCTTGATCGCCGCGCATGAGATCGATCCGCCCGCCTATCGCGGCACCGCCTATGTCGTCTTCGAACGGCTAGCGCTTGCGGAATTCGGCAACCGCATTCCGCAGCTCTCCTTTGAGATTTTGCGGCCCGTCGGCAGCATCGAAAAGGATATCCGCGCCGTCTGCATGATCCCGGGCGCGGGCGAATTCGTCTACGACACCGCGCTTCGCCTCAGCGAAGGTGATCCCGGCACCTATGCCACCGCCAACACCTTTGCCCGCCGCGAGGAGGCGGATTTCGAGACCTCGCTCGACGAGCTCGTGGATCTCTGCCCGCGGCTTGAATGGGTGACGCTGGTGGTCGCCTGGTTCGGCAACGATCTGCGTGCGCCAGATTGCCTGATCCAGCCGATGGTCGACGACGCCCATAAGCGGATCTCCGGCGGCGACTGGTCCGTGGCGGGGCTTTCCCGCGGCGAGGCGGAGGTCGTCTCCTATATCGACGGACGGGCGGCCTATGGCGGCACGCCGAGCGACGAGACGGTCGTCCGGGCGATCCGCGAACTGAAGGTGCGCGGCCTCAAGGTGGCGCTTTTGCCTTTCGTGTTGATGGATGTGGCGGCGGGCAACGAGCTTCCCGATCCGAGAAGCGGCGGGGTGGGGCAGCCGCCCTATCCCTGGCGCGGGCGCATCACGCTGTCGGTGGCGCCGGGGCGCGCCGGTTCGCCCGACAAGAGCGCGGCGGCGGCAGGCGAGATCGCAGCGTTTCTGGGCGGGGCGTCGCTCGGCCAGTTTTCCGCGGGCGCGGGGGGTGTTTCCTATTCGGGGCCTGCGGACTGGCACTATCGTCGCTTCATTTTGCACAACGCGCATCTGGCGAAGGCGGCGGGCGGGGTCGACGCGTTTCTCGTCGGCTCCGAAATGGTGGGGCTGAGCCAGATCCGCGTGCAGGCGAACCGCTATCCGTTCGTGGAGGCGCTGCGCGTGCTGCGCGGCGAATGCCGGCAGGTGCTGGGGCCGGCGACGAAAATCTCCTATGCGGCCGACTGGTCGGAATATTTCGGCCATCAGCCGGCGGACGGCTCCGGCGACGTTTTCTTCCATCTCGACCCGTTCTGGGCGGAGGCCGATTTCGTCGGCATCGACGTCTACTGGCCGCTCGCCGATTGGCGCGACGCGCCGGGTCATGCCGACGAGGCGGAAGGGAGGTCGATCTACCGGCTCGATTACCTGCGCAAGAACCTCGCCGCCGGCGAAGGCTTCGACTGGTATTACGCCTCCGACGAGGACCGGAAGGCGCAGCGGCGCAGCAGGGTCACCGACGGGACGGCCGGCAAACCCTGGGTGTTTCGCTTCAAGGACATCGAGAGCTGGTGGACAAACCGGCATTACGACCGGCCGGGTGGCGTGGAGATGGCGACGCCGACCGCGTGGCTGCCGTTGTCGAAGCCGATCTGGTTCACCGAGTTCGGTTGTCCGGCCGTCGACAAGGGCGCCAACCAGCCGAACGTCTTTTACGATCCGAAATCCTCGGAAGGCGCGCTGCCGCATTTTTCTGCCGGCGAGCGGGACGATCTCATTCAGCGCCGAACGATCGAGGCGCTTCTGTCCGCCTATGACCCGAGCCACGCCGATTATGCGGGGATGAACCGGGATGGGCCGAACGGTCCGATGGTCGATCCGGCGCATCTGACGCTCTGGACCTGGGATGCCAGGCCTTATCCCTGGTTTCCCGCGCTTGAGGATGTCTGGGGCGATGCGCCGAACTGGCGCTATGGGCACTGGCTCAACGGACGGCTCGGCGCCATGGATCTTGCCCGGCTGATCGAGGCGGTGCTGTCAGATCATGGCTTTGAGGCTGCGGAGGTCGTCGACGTGCATGGGCTCGTCGAGGGCTTCGTCGTCGGCGAGCGGTCGTCGGCGCGCGCGACGCTCGAACCGCTTTTGTCCGCCTATGGCGTCGATGCGGCCGATGCCGGCACCACGATCCGCTTTCGCGGACGCGCACGGCCGCTTGATGCCACGCTGTCGGAAACTTTGTTGATCGACGCGGCCGATGCTCCGCTGACGACGCGACGGCGGGCGCAGGAGACGGAGCTTGCCGCCGAAGTGGCGCTGCGCACGCTCTCGCCCGACAACGATTACCGCATGGCGGCGGCGCATTCGCGCCGGCTCGCCGGGGGAAGCCGCCGCGTCCTGACGCTCGATCTGCCGATCGTGGCACGCGACGCGGAGGCGGAAGCGCTCGCCGAGGCGATGCTTGCCGATCTCTGGCGGGGGCGCGAGGAGATTTCCTTCGCGCTGCCGCCGAGTTGTTCCGCGCTCGATGCGGGCGATGCGGTGCGGCTCACGCTGGAGGGGCGCTCCGACACGTTTCTGGTGACGCGCATCGCCGATGGCGAGACGCGCGAAGTGGAGGCGCGGCGGGTGACGCTGCGGCGCAAGGCGATGCTGCCTGCGACGCCGACCCCGCCGGGGATCGTGACGCCGCCGGCCTATGGGCCGCCGCTCGTCCATGTCATGGAGCTGCCGGCGCCGGCCGATGGCGAGAAGGCGCACCAGCCGCGGCTTGCCGCCTTCGCCGAGCCATGGCCGGGAACGCTTGCGGTCTATCAGGGCGAGGCGGGGGGTGGCTTTTCGTTTCTGTCGACGATCGCGACGCGCGCGACCTGCGGCCGGTTGGTGACGCCGCTGCGGCCCGGCCCTCTCGGCCGCTTCGACCGCGCCAATGCGCCGGAGGTGACACTTTTCGGCGGCGCGCTCGCCTCGCTGCCCGAGATCGATGTGCTGGCGGGCGGCAACCTCGCGGCGGTCAAAGCCGACGACGGAAGCTGGGAAGTTCTGCAATTCGCCGCGGCCGAGCTGATCGGGACGAGGCGCTATCGTCTCACGCATCTGTTGCGGGGGCAGGGCGGCAGCGAGGCGGCTATGGCGGCGGGTGCGAGCGCCGGCAATGCTTTCGTGCTGTTGAACGACGCCGTCGCCGTTCTGCCGATGGGGCTCGACGCGATCGGGCGGGACAAGCGTCTGCGCATCGGGCCGATCGCCGAAAGCCATGCGGCGGCGAGTTTCGTCGAGATCGCCGTCACGCCCGAGGGGCGGGGGCTCAGACCCGCGAGCCCGGTGCATCTGCGGGCAAGACGCGATCCCGCGACGGGCGATGTGGCGCTGTCCTGGATCCGGCGCACGCGCTTTGGCGGCGACAGCTGGGCGCTTGCCGATGTGCCGCTCCACGAGACACGCGAAGCCTACCGCGTGGAGATTTTGGACGCCGGGACGGTGCGGCGCGAGGCGGAGACGGCAGCCCCGAATTTTGCCTATGCCGCCGCCGCGCAGCTCGCCGATTTTGGCGCTTTGCCGGAGGTGCTGACCGTGCGCGTCGCGCAGCTCTCCGAGACGATCGGGCCGGGTTTTGCGGCCGAGGCGACGCTTCGCCTCTGACGGGCGACGGCACCGAGACAAGGCTTTTTTCGAGCACAGAGAGGGAGAGCGGCATGATCGCCGTCAAGGACCTGCGCGTGATCGCGGGCGCGAGAGCGCGCGCCGGCATTCTGGAGGGTGTCGCCGAGGGGCTCGCCCGGCACGGAGCCGCTTTCGGGCTCGACCGCCCGGAGATGCTCGCCGCGTTTCTGGCGCAGATCGGCCATGAGAGTGGGCGCTTTCACTATCTGGAAGAGATTTGGGGGCCGACGGCGGCGCAGCGGCGCTACGACACGCGGACCGATCTCGGCAACACGGCGGAGGCGGACGGCGACGGCTATCGCTACCGCGGCCGGGGTCTCATCCAGGTGACGGGGCGGGCGAACGTTGCAGCCTTCTCGGTTTGGGCGAAAGAACGTTTTGCCGATGCGCCGGTTTTTTTAGTCGAGCCCGACCTCCTGGCCGCCTTTCCCTGGGCGTTTTTGTCGGCGCTCTGGTATTGGGAAAGCCGCGATCTCGGCCGCCTCGCCGCGGTGGGCGATCTGATCGGCCTGACGCGGGCGATCAATGGCGGGATGAACGGCCTCGCCGACCGGCGGCGGCTTTATGTGCGCGCCGCGCTCGTCCTTCTCGGCCAGGAACTGACGAAGGGGGCGGTCAAGCGCTTTCAGGCCGCGCGCGGCCTCACCCCCGACGACATCGCCGGAGCGAAGACGCTTCGGGAACTGCACGCCGCGCTCGCAGAACTGCCGGCACTGTCGGCGCCAGGCGGCAAGACGAGGCCCGTGCCTCAGGCGGGTCGCGCGGCCCCGCCCTGGGGGCTGATTTTGCTCACATTTCTCGTTCTGGCCGCTCTCGCAGCGGCCGTTTTTCTGTCTGGAGGGAAAATCTCATGACCACCGTCAACCAGCCCACGCTTCTGCCGACCAACAAGCTGACCGCGGCGACTTTTGCTGCCTCTCTCGCCAATCTCGCGCAGCTTCTCGTGGCGCGGCATTTTCCGGAATTCGCCGATCCGGAGATCTGGGCCCCGCTCGCCCCGGCGCTGGCGCTGATCGTCGGCTATTTCGTGAAGGACCGGGCGAATGTGTGA